CTTTGTTGTAGGTGGACCAGTTGGTGATTCTGAACTTTTGCTTTGCCACGGAATGGTCTGTGTTGTCGGGAGGATGCGTGATCTGATCCTTCAACTCAGCAAAAGTTCGATTTATTCAACAAAGCCACACAGATATCATATGTTTTATTTTATGGATCATAAAATCATTGTAGTTGCGAGTATTTTTTAAGGAACAACAAAAAATGAGCAAGTTACCAAAAGAAAGTTCAAGCCAGGAAATTGGTCGACTCGCTGGGCGCGCAATAATGAGCAAGCTTCCAGTATCATGGATTGAAACGCCTCAGTCGGGTGATAGTGACTTTGGAATTGATTACCTCATTCAATTAAAAAACTCTCAAGGCAATGTCTGTTATTCCTTTTATCTTCAATTAAAAGGCACTACAGCTCCAAATTACATAACAAATAATGAATTCGTAAGTTTTAGCTTTAAAACTAGCACTTTGGCGTATTATTACACTCAAGAACCTTTAGTTATGGTTGCCCTTGTGGATTTAAGCATTTATTCGGATGAACTTTCCAAATGCCCAATTTATTTCTTGTGGCTAGACGATGACTGGTTTGATATTAATAAAGAAAAAATTGAAGGGCAAGATTATCTGACTTTGAATATACCAACAAATCAAGAAATTAATAATAAATTGGATGTTTTTAGTTTTTATGAAAAACGGATAATGGATAAACTGGCTGTTCAAGGGTTAAAGAAAGCAATAAAACCACATTCTGAAGATATAAGTCGTAGCATAGTAAAGTTTTCAGAATATATTGAAGACAAACCAGTTCTTATAAAAGCTGTCGAAGAAAGCGGTGATGAGCCTTGGATCTCAAATCCAAGCGGGGAAGCGGTAACACTTCTAAAAGAATGTTCCGATGCACTGAACGAAAATCTCATAAAAAAAGCACAAGAAATACTATCGCAGCTTGATGACTGGCCTAATCAGCTGAGTAACCATGAGAGTGCAGAGTTAATATTACAGAAGTCAATTCTATGTGAGTTACTGGGAGAAGTATCTGAATCATTAGACATAATCAGAAATGCGAAGAACTATAGTGATAAACCTCGGTATAAACTAGCCTTTTACGAGTCAAAAATAAAAAATGGTCAAATGTTAAACCAAGAAGAAATTGATGACATTGAGAGGGAAATATCAACCGGTGATTTTAGAGCAACATTTTTAAAAGCAAAGTGCCTAGCAATCTCTGGCCAACTGAAAGAAGCCATTTCGACAATAGATGAAAGACACAGTGAAAGAGTAACAGCAAAGTTGTTATTACTAACATTGTCTGAATGCACTGAAGAATTAGACGAAGAAATAGAAAGAATTGATCTTTCAATGCTTAAATCTGATAGAGAAAAGTATGTTTATCATTCTATATCAGCAAGAAGGTTCTTTTTTAAAGCGCATGGCGATGTTTTCAATTATGATCAAACCCTACCATTTACGGGAAAGTCAAACCTTAATTTTGATCATATGAAAACTTCATATGATCACTGTGAAAAAGCATGGCATTTCGCAAAAAAATTAGGTTACCCATCAGACTTTGTAATAATCATTGACATATCACCACTTTTATATTTTTACTTCTATAACATAGAGGTATTATTCGAACGCTTTGATGAAATCCTTAAAGAAAGGCCTAATCACAGTGAATTATGTGTGTTATATTCACGTCTCTTATATAATTGCAATGAATATAAAAAAGTGGTTTCATTACTGACACGGGTGAAATCTGACTTAAGTTTAGATAATAAATCCATTTTATTTGCATCTAACTTCTACCTTGAGGAATATGATACTGCACTTGATATTTTCTTGAGTTTTGAACATGAGTTACTAGAAAAAAGTCCTGAAAACACTCCTTTTGTACTTTGTTTAGCCATTGATATTGCAATCGCCAAATTTGAGGACCTTTTAGCCAAAAGACTTAGAGTTATTCTTCTTGGTTATGAAAATGGAGAGGCTTTTTTAGCTGTTAATACATGTGTAAGAAAAATCAAAGAAGAACCAAGCACGCAGTCCGAATGTGTTGAAAACCTTTATCAGAAGTATATTGAATTAGATAAGCCTATAGTCATAGCTGAGCATTTATTGAGGTTTTTTAATGTTCACAATGAAAAAGCTGAATATAAAATAATTGAGGTTGCTGAAGCAATATTATTAACTAAAGAGCTTGATGAACCCTGCTCATTAAAATTGGCTGAGGCATATCTTAAGGCTGGAGATGCAAATAAAGTATTTGCAACTGTGGATAAGAATCTTGAAAAAGTTAATATAGACCCTCATTGGCATGTACTAAAGACTTATGCTTTGGAACTATCTGGTAGAGTTGGAGAGGCTGTAGATGAAATTGAACAAGCTCTGAAAAGCTCTAACTACTCAACAGAGTACATGAAAATATATGTTAGCAAATGTTTAAGTTTTGGTATGTTTAAACAGGTTGAAAATGTTTTACAACGACTTTTATCTATTGAAAGTTCTCGAAAAAATAAATTAATATATCTATCTAAGTTAATAACTGTATACGCCTCAAAACCGGAATATAGTGAAAAATTGATTAGTAGCATAAAAAGATTCGGGGAATTAGTTGACAGGAATGACTGTGATGAAGAAGGAAAGTATTTAGCATTTGTGTTATCTTCCCCGATTAATATGAGCAATGAAGCCCGGTCAGAATATAACATCAGGATTTCAGACTATTTTAAAAAATTCCCTGAGTCTAACGTGCTTCGAAAAGCAAATATTGACATTAATAATGGTCCCGAGGCATTACTCAATTCAATTCGAGAAGTTACTGGTGTAACGGATGAGCAAATTGCACTATGGGAGAAACACAGGCGTTCTATCAGGAGAGGGGCCTTACCAATTCCATTTGCCATTCTTGGTCTATTTCTAAACAATACAAAAGATGTTTACACAAGTTGGAACCTTGCAAAAAATACGTCAGATGAATTTTTAGAGTTCAAAATAAATCAAGCACCACAATCACCCCAAAAAATATTCAACAATTATTTCGAACAAGAAACAAACTTTCTTATTGAAGAAACATCATTAATCTTGATGCAAGAAATTGGTATTTTAGATATTTTCTTGGAGAGTATTAAAAAATTCACCATCCTTAATTCTTGCTTTGAAAGAATGAACGCATCAATATTGTTTAATTTACCTATGAGCGTAGACCCTCTCCCACAAAACATTTTAAATACAATCACTAAACATAGAGCAAAACTAAGAGTTGAACAGGGTTGCAAAGAAAATATACTTGAGTCATATCGTAAATTAACATCTAGGGATGGGGAGGGTTATGTATTTTTAACGGACGATGCTAATATGCTGTTGCTCTGTGGTAGTAATGTTGAATTCCTATCTCATGGAAACATATATAATATTCTGTTAATTTTGAACAGCAAAGGTTACATTAAAGAACATAAGCTATATGAACTGATTGCGAAGGTATCAACTTATGGCTTCAAATCAATTAATATGGAAATAGGTGTAATGGCTCGTGTTTTGTGTCACTTCACAAATGAAGATGAGGATTATACAAAAACAGCATTTAAAAGTCTTTTCGATAAGGTTTTCAATTCACGACGAAAATTTGATGAGGTAGTTGGCATATTATATAATGTATTAAGACGATCCATTGATGAGGGGGGACTGAAAGTCAGCAGCAATATTATATTGCCATTACTCAAAAATTTCTTATTGAGATACCCGCATGATAACAAAATCGACTTCATCCTAAATTGGTTTTTGTATCAGTGCACAAATGGAAAAGACGGTTACATTTCTGATTTATTGCCCATGAGTGTAACTCATGCTACTTTATGGAATGTTTGTTACGAGATGTGTTGTATCTCAATGGAGAGAGAAATAGCCCATCGCGAACTGTTCTTTAAAATATCTAATTTCATTCTCGGACAGAACCCTGACTCCCGTGAAAAATCATATAATAGTGTCATTAAGTGTTTTATTCCCGGAACTACAAATTACAATCTATTTTCAAGGACTTACAAAGAATTGTCATTAATTAGATAAACACCTAATTAATTGGCAGCAATTTTGAAAGGTAGCGGGGATTAACCTGCTACTTATCAATGAATACGGACTGATGTTAGCAACCTCCGCTTCTGATCAGAGCAGTCAGTTAGATTAGGTTAAATCTCTGTGTTCTAAAAATATCAGTTCGAATTCAAATCAATATAATCTATAACGGTAATCGATACCGGCAAGCACGGTCAGTACTGACAGTGTTTTTTATGCCGTACGCTTCCACATAACCAGTGAGACATACTCGTTGGTCACATCTATAGCTTTGTTGCTGGATTCCTTCAGGCCTGCCGAATCAATGTAGGTTCCTTCAGTAAGAGCAAGCGGGCCACTTTTCTGGTTGTCTGTTCCGTGGGTAGTGTTCGGATCCCAAGTTGCTCCTGGTGACCGATCTCCCGAACGGTGCCAGTGCGGTGGTAGGTTATCAGCTTCTAGTTTTACTTTGTTACTGCCGCCGGTCACGCCATTCTGAGAACCAATCCGCACCACCCTGTCAGCAAAGGTGTCATTTAAATCCGTCCAGGTCTGCCAGGGGAACCGCTCCGCTGGACTTTGCTCGCCAGAGACAATAATTCCGACATAAAAAATGGCGTCTACAATTGCCTTAAAGGCCGCTCCGTCGCTGTTGAGTCCCAGCGCCTTCAGGGCTTCGGATGTATCGCTTAGATCGGAAAGATTATTATCTTTCTGAAGTGCGCCGTTGATGCGCGAGTCATCCCCCGCAGCTACCGTTCCCGCCTTGGTGCCCACGTCCCGCGTGGCTGATTTTCCCAGCCCCAGATTATCCCGGGCCTCTTCGGTATCGTTTAAATCAGAAAGATTTTGTGCTCGCCGCAGATAGCGTTTATCACCCGTTTCCTGTGTGAGAGTGGCAAGCGCCGGATCGATAACAAGCTGCACGCTTGAGGTATGGGTCAACGTCAGCACCAGCGTCAGAATGATCTCTTTGATAATGGAATCAGATTGCGCCGGGAGGTATGTCGCCGGATATGTGCCGTAAGCGATGAGCGTACCCTTAGCGCTGACCAGTCCCGCTTCTCTGAGCGTTTTACCCGGATAATCCTGGCAGTTGATAACGATCTGACCGCTGATAAACCCCTCATAGCTTGAATCAGAGTCAAAGGTTTCACGGCCAAACTGTCCAAAAAGCGCCGTCACCGCCGCCAGGTCATCGGGATCGGTCGGCAATGTCACGCCGCCACCATCGCCGATCAGCACGGCGGTAATATCGACCACTTCCCCCGCCTGATATGCGGCCTCTATTTCGGCGGCGCCCGCCGTGGTTAGTGTCAGTCCCGTGGCCATTATGCCTCCTCGCTTTTTATTTCTGGCTCTATGCCGTACACGCTTGCAAGTCGATCATAAAAATCATCACTCACGGTCTTGCGGTCAGCATCGATATCGCCTTCATCAAGATAAATCACGCCAGCGCTCTGAAGCCGGTTCAGGTGCTCAAGGAAAAACGCATCTGTCTGGCAAAAGTCGATCAGGCTTTTTAATTGATAAAATGTTTTCATAGTTTGTTCGTTATCCAGTTGCCGGGTAAATCGTCGTAATCGTCCAGACCTGCACAGGCATAAAACGCGTAATAGTGCGCGGTGACGTTCGGCACCTTGCCCATAAATACCAGGCCTTTGCCGGCCAGTAATGCGCAGCTTCTGAATATTGCCGTAGTGGTGACAATCTGTGGGTAACTCGCAAGATTAAATATCGTGTTAACGTCGCTGCGTAATGACGCGCAGCCGTCAAACAGATAACCCACCGTCGTGACCGCCGTGGTGTTGAGTAATCCCGCCCCGACGACTTCCAGCGCACTACATTCCGAAAAGACATTCGTGAATACCGTGGCACTTATGCTGGCGGCAAAAAGACCGGCAGGCACTGAGCGCAGGTTTTTACAGCCCCTGAAAGTCTGGCCGTAAGAGGTCACCAGCGGGTTGCCGCTGAACAGGTTTTCCGGTATTTCCTCCACGCCGGTATTCTGGAACGTGGCGCCAAACGAGGTAATAAGAGAGCAGGACGCGAACAGCGTCGGCGGAATATTTACCAGTGAGGTGCAACCGTAAAACGTCGATCCGGCGCCGGACAGAAGAATGTTGTTTTTCAGCAAATCGCCAGGCAATACCGCCAGTGAGGTGCAGCCCGAGAATGTCAGCGTTAACGAAGTGAGATTGATGCAACCATCAAGCAGGCCGGATGGTAGCGAGATGAGTGCAGTACAATCCCGGAATGTCGATCCCATGCCTTTCAGGGACACCATGTCGCTGAATAGCTCTTTTGGCAGTTCAACCAGCGCGGAGCACTTGTCGAACAAGAAATCGACAGCTGTCACTTTGGCGCAACCGGCAAACATATCTCCCGCGAGAGAAACCAGAGAGCGGCAACCTGAAAACGTATAGCCCAGGCTGGTTAACGCGCTACATCCCCGAAATGCACCGTCCTCCACAGAAACCAGCGAAGTACAGTTTACAAAAGCGTATGTGAATGTCGTTACCAGCGCTTTCTCAGCAAAAGCATCAGCATCAATTTTCGTGAGCGCTCCACAGTTAGCAAAAGCGTATGAGAAAGTGGTGACTTTCGCGCAGTCAGTAAAAGACGGGAGCGCCGTCAGGCTGCTGCACCCATAAAACGTACTGGCAAAGGTCGTCACCTCTACGCAGCCGCTGAAAATATCTTTCGCTACAGTTTCAAGAGAGCGGCAGCTGTAAAATGCAGAGGCGAATGTCTGCGCCAGGCTGCACCCGGCAAATAAACCCGCGCCGACCGTTTTCAGCGAACTGCAACCAGAAAAGACCGTGCCGAAATAGGTCACTTTCGACAGACCAGCAAACAGACCGGCAGGAACAGAAAGAAGCTGCGAACAGCCAGTGAATGCACCGCCAAAATGATTCGCTTCAGAACATGTTTTAAACAGGTTGGCGGGAATTGCCGTCAGTGCCGCACAATTCTGGAATACGCCGGTGAATGCCCCGCCCGGAACATCCGCAAACATATCAGCAGGCAAGGCAAGAAGATTTTTACACGCCCTGAAGCTATAAGAGAATGTCCTTGCTGAACCGCATCCTGTAAATATTCCCGTGCCGATATTTGCAAGCATTGAGCAACCATCAAACGCGTAACTGAAATTCACCGCAGATACACAGCTGTGGAACAGATTATTGCCGATACTGATCAGGCCGGTGCAGCCTGCAAATACCGATGAGAAGTCGATCGCATCGGGCTGGTTTGCAAATAGCCCCGATGGAACCTCAGTAAGCGATGTACACCCTCTGAATGCGTCTGAAAAATCCTCTATCTTCATGCGAGAAAACAACGATGCCGGAATACCTGTAAGCGACGAGCAGTTGGTAAAAATATTTTTGCAGTTATTCACGTTTGGCAAATCGTCAAATGCTCCGGGACGAATAACCATTAATCCGGTGGTATCCAAAGCGAACCCTGAAAGATGACCTCTTTCCCCTGTAACACTAATCAATTCCACAACAGGGTTCAGTTTCGAAGAATAGTTAGATAAACGGCTGCGCAGACAGGCAGTTTCCGTGTTCTTAACCGTGATGGTGTATTCCTTTCCCTGTACTAATTCACGTGTAGGAATAACCCAACCTGAAGCTTCACTGGCGGGATCGAAACGGTAATCCCGGCTGTCAATGCCATCGCCATAGTCAACCGTGAAACCCTCGTCCATATGAGCAAAGAATATTGGCCTGGTTGCACTGTCGATGCGGGTAATGAACTTCATTACCGCGACCACTTTTATGCTTATCACCGCACTGACGCCATTAGTCGTCGTAACGGTGACCGAACAGGTACCTCGCTTCATGCCCGTAACCAGAATATCGCCGTTTACTATCCGGACGGTCGCGATTGTTTGATCCGATGTAGTTACCGTAAAGGTTTTATCTTCCGCGTATTCGGGGAGAATTGTCACCGTGACCGTTTCCGCGTCACCGGGGGCCAGATTCAGCTCGTAGCGGGATAAAACCACCTGCAACGGGACAAAGCGCGGCGTGATTTTCTCCGTGGCGTACATGTAACCGGCCGCATACGAGGTTCCCTGAAGTCGGCCAAATACATGAACGGAAAACCAGCTGCGCAGGTTCCTGGCGCGCAGCACCGCCAGTTTTAGATCCTGCTGGTCGTATTCCGTCACCGGCAAATCGTTCTGATACACGTTCAGGCGAAAGGTATACGGATCCCCTTTCGGGTTCTGATTGAACCATTCAACAATATCCGTCCCGAAAGGACTGTCCACCAGGGCATGACGGACGGCGGCGACCGTACCACGATGGCGGTGGATATAGTGGGCCCGCTTGATCGCATCGCGTTTCTTTTGTTCTGACCAGTTAATATTCCAGGTATCAACCTGATATTCCCACGCCAGCCACGGCAGCAGCGCCAGCGGGCAACTGTCCGGATCTTTAACCCAACGAATCAGATATACAGGCAATCTTTCCAGCGCTGCGGCGCTGGCTCTGTCGATGGCCCGCTCCACGGCGGTGGCGTTGGGGGGCAGAATGCTGGCGGGATAATTAGCGGTCATGGTCCATCACCACAAGATTGATTTTCACAGAGGTGCAATGAGGCGCTTCGCCCATCGTCGCAACGACGTCGGCGACGGGTGAATGCAAATCGACGGTGACAACGCCGTCCTGATGCAGCGCCCCGTCTATGCCTGACCGTGCAGCGGTGGCGTTGATGAGATGCACAGAGGCAGTGTATTCGTTCAGTGCTGCAGTGGCTTTTTCCAGCACCGTGGCGGTGTCCACGCCATAAGGGACGTAAATATCAGCAACCACCTGATAACTCACAATCACAGCGGAGCGGACATAATCAGCCACATAATCCGTAATCGGACGCACGTCTTCCGGGTTTACCGCTGACAGGACTTTATCAAGCAGCGCCTGCGGGGCAGTCCCATCTCCGGTACGTGCCAGTACGTAGAGAAAAACGCGTCCTTCCTGGTTATGGGTTTCAGGGCCATAGGCGCGCACATCGAGCACATCCGCATCCGCACCTCGCGCAAAATAGTGATAGGCATTTCTGGCGCCCGCCGTGCTCAGGCGAGCCCATGAGAGCAGCGTGCGGCCGCGCAGCTCTTCGTCGCTTTCGTATACTGCGTCCGCCTCGTCGGTGGCTTCGGTAATCAGCAGGCGTTCAGTGTCAAAATTCCCGGCGATCTGATCGAGATCCGCCCCCAGGGCGCTGGAAAGCAGCACCGCGCGCACGGCTTCATTGATACGTTGCAGCAGATGGATCTCGCGATAGGTGAAGGCCTGAGCCAGTGCCGCCATCGGTTCAGATTCCAGCAGCAGCGCAGCAGACACTGAAGCCTGAAGTTCCGCAGGCATGGCCGCCACGATAAGCGCCCGGATATCAGCCAGCACCGTTTCAAAATCGGGCACCTCGACGATATCAGGCTGTGGGATCTGAGATAAATCGACGGACGTTTGCACACTAGCTCCTTAGCCTGATGGTGTTACTGGTTTCTGTCATGGTTTCCGTGATAGTGCCGGTCAGTTCAGCAGTCACCGCGCCTGTTTCTGAAAACACCACATTGACGGTGGTCAGACTGATCCGCGGCTCCCACTGCGCCAGCGCAATAGCGGTGGCGCCCATCAGTTGCATGCGGGTGACGGTGTTCTGTGGCGCATCGATTAAATCAGGTACCACACTGCCAAAGTCCCGGCGCATCACACGGGAGCCTGTTGGCGTGGTGAGGATTTTTGTCACGGACTGCCAGAGCTGATCGTGATCGGTCAGCGCGCCGGTGCCTTCCGGGTTCATCCCGGTATAACTGGCTGTCATTGCGGACCTCCCGTGGTACTCCCGCCAGACTGCACGCCACCGTGTTTATGTTCATGTACGGTGATCCCGTTTGACTGCAACACGCCGCCGGAATGGAGCACGTCACCGGCCATCGTGCCGCCGTGGGTCAGTTCGAAAGTGCGTGTTTTGAGGTGGTTTGTGCATTCCACCTCCGGCGTGTCAAGCGTGACGCGGGTTTCGGCCTGGATATGCGCGGTTTTAATGCCGGTCACGGCCAGTGCTCCGGCATCGTCGGTAGCGTCGTAATGCAGGCGAGCGCCATCCGGTGCGGTGATGATGATTTCCAGCAGGCTGCTGCCCGTTGGCGGATTATCTGCGCTGTATGCAGAGCCAATCACAAACGCGTTTTCAGGGTTGCCGCCCGGACAACCGATCCAGACCTGCTCCCCTATCGATGGTGGCAGCCAGATGCTGAATGCCCCGGCGCGGGTGACGTTCCATCGGATCCAGGTGGTCAGCAGTCTGCCGGAGCGAACGCGCACCGCTTTCTTGTCGGCGCTGATTTGCTCCACCACCCCCTGGCGCAGAATGTTTTCCAGCAGGCGCATCAGTTCGGCATTCATGACGCACCGCCCAAACTGCTGATAACGGCGTTTTCCGTAGCGATAAGGTCTGCCGGAGTCATGCCCAGCAGTTCGCGCGCTGGATACTGCGCGTAAGCTCCCGGGCCAACTTCATCCTGGAGGCCGTACTGGTGAATACGGGCAATGCGCGCAGCGATGCCGTCAAATCCTACGGTGACGCCGCCCGCGTCCGGCCTGAGCTTCATAAAACGCAGGGTGCGCAGGCGGGTAAACATCGGTGCTTTTTTTGTCTCTGAATGCGTAGCTGATTGCGTTTTGATTTCCAGATACCGCTCGATATCGGCCCGGTAGAAGGTGCGGATATCCCGGCGCTTCTCGTCAAAACCCGTGATTGTCCGGCCATATTTACCGCGCCCGCCGCGCCAGTTTTTCAGCGCCCGCACCTCGTTATTCCAGAAGAACTTGATCCCCTGCTGGGTGCGGTAAACCTTACGGCGGCGCACGGCATAGCCGCTGCCGTCCGGGTTTTTCTGTGACGCGATACGGCGCTGCTGACTGCGACGCAGTGCCAGACCAATTTTGCGCGCGGTACGGGTGCGCCCCGCCGGGCTGACGCCGTCGAGAATGCCCTGAAAGACCTGATCCAGCTCGCTGAACATGCGATCGCTCACGTTCCGGCCTCCTGAAGCATACCTTCAAATACTAGCCCCCAGCCTGCGGCGTGGGATGCCAGCACGCGCGGTCGAGGCTCCGGCAAATGCTCGGCGCACGGCACGCCGTTTTCATCCAGTTGCACCAGTACCCGCTGATGTACCGGCAGCTCAAACATCAGATCGGCGGTGTCATCGCTATTAATCAGCGTGGTGAATTTTATCTGCTGGTTTTTATCGGGGTTAAGCAGCAGATCGGGCTGATTAAACCAGAGCCAGGCCATCAGCGGCAGCGTGAAGTCGTCAATGCTCCCGGCGTAGTTCATGACGAACAGCACCAGAGAATAGCGATACATGAAAGACGGTGTTTCACCGGTGGTTTCAATGCCACCCTCTTCAACAAACACCGTCCAGGCTTCCGGGTTCGCCCGGCACCAGGTGTTTGCTTTCTCTATGGCGGCGCGGAGTGTGTTTATCTTCAGCATTTATGGCTCCTTTCGGGTGTTCTGGCGCAGGCTGTCCCACTGGCGGATCGCCGCTTTGTCAGCATTGCAGGCATCAAGCGCATCCATCAGCCTGTCGCTGAATATCGCCACCGCGCCCCAGGTCACTGGCTTATCCAGCGCCGGGCGTGGTGTCTCTTCGGTCAGACTCTCCGGGACGGGTTCACGGACCAGCTGAATGACCGGCGCGGGCGGCGCGTTTTTGCAGGCTACGACTGACAGCGTCAGGCACAGGAGTAACAGCGCACGCGTCACCATTGAACGCGGCCTGCATTGCTTCACGTCGGTGCTCCCCTTCTGCATTACGCTGTTGCTCACGGACTTTCACCTCTGCCAGTAATTTGTGGGTCTGTATGGCGGTCGCCTTCACTTCCTGAATAACCTGGTCGTAACCGGTCGCCGTTTCGGTCAGCAGCTTGTTGCGGGTCCGGGCCTCGCTCAGCTGGTCGGTCTGCCACCAGACAGCAGCCAGAAGGACAAGCATCACAATCACACTGCCCGCCCTCATGACGGCGTACTCAGGCCCAGCAGGCACCAGGCTTTAAAATCATTGCGCCGGTTAACCAGGCCGGCGGAGCGCTTACCGCCCACATTGACGAAATCAGTCAGCCTGTTGCACATCTGCGGCCATTGTCTGGCCTGGGCATGCTTCCAGATCGTGGTCCTCTGCTTGCGTCCGTTTTTATCGGTGAACCACATCAGCCCGGTGCAGCCCAGATTCAGGGCCGCATCCGTCATAGCCTCAAAGGTGAGTTGCGGCATGTCGGCACCATGGAAATTGTTATTGATGCAGTTCTCCGCCCGTTGCAGATCGTTGATCCAGCGCCGCGCTATTTCCTGGTTGCTGTATTCGCGGTTTTCCACGCCGCCCGTGGAGCCAATGCCAACCGTCAACACCCCCGCCGTGCAGTAATAAGGCGTGCTGCGGCAGTCTTCCCAACCTGCAATTTTCTGCTGCCCTTCTTTCGATGTTCTGACGCTCCCGGGCGCCAGCGAAATGCCCAGAGCCACTATCACCGCAATCGAACATTTTTTGATGATGTTCTTCATGCAGGTTTGTCTCCGTGCAGTTGCTCCAGCAACTGCCGCTCACGGTCCGACAGGTTGCGGGTTTGCGCCTGGCGGAGAATCTGCTCGATCAAATCGTTACGGCGCTGGCTGGCCTGCTCAATGCGGCGGCGGTGAATCGCCAGCCGGACGGCGGAAACAATCCCCAGAAGAAGGCCAGCCAGCGCCAGTTTTTCGCTGACGGTCATGACGCCCACGCCGGTCACCAGGGCGGATGTTGCAAACGCAAAATATTCGTTAATACGATCCAGAGTCATTCCCATAACTGGACGGTTACCCGTTCCACCTCGCTGGTTATCACGGGCATTTCGATCTCCTGCCCGGCATTCAAAAATATCTGATTGCTCAGTCCCGGATTGGCTTCGAGCACCTTCTCCGTGACACCTGCGGTTTTGCCATAATGACGCCAGCAAAGCTGATCAACCGTGTCGTTTTGCAGCGCCCTGACTTTCATCAGAACAGCTCCGCATAGATCCGGGCTTCTTCCCGAATGTCAGCGATACTCCAGCGCCCGTCCCGCCAGAGATCATCTATTTGCCTGTCCAGGGCTTCGGCGTCTTTGTCACCTTTTGGCGTGGTGCCAACATCCCTGTAACCCTCCAGAACACTGGCGCGCGTGAAGGAGTAGACCGCACGCCGGAAGCGGTAAACTTTTGCGCTTTCGCCGTTAATCTGCTCGACAGGTTCACCGACAGAAGTCAGCAGCACAGAGGCCAGAGATTCCGCACCTTCCGCTTCCCTTTGCTTGCGCCAGTCCTTCAATTGATCCGCGACATGCAGCGCGGCCTCCGTTGCCATATGCATTAATCGGGATGTTGTAATGTCACCGGCGATGCGGGCAGCCAGGCGCAGATCGTGGAGTTTTACCGTCGGCCAGAAAGTGCCGATGGCAATCTGTGCGCCGCCGTCGTCCACGTCTGTCACATCACTTTCAGCAGGTCTGACGGGGCGCTGTGCGATAAAACTCATCGTCGTTTCTCCGGTAGGTCAGGCGGTGGGCGTCCGGTAAAAAGACCGCATTACGGGCAGATCGCCGGGCGCGCCGCCTGTGGCGCGGGGCCAGTTCATTACGCTCAGGCGTTTACTTTGTGGCGGTTTTCGTTGTCTTTTTTGCCGCCGTTTTGCGGATGGCTTTTTGAGTGCCGGCCGCCGTTTTAGTCTGCTTGCGCGTTCGTGTTGCTTTTTCTGTTGCGGGTGTTTCGGTTGCTGCTGTATCGCTGGATGAAGTCTCATCTTCCGCATCACCACTTGCCGCGCTGGTCTGCGGCGCCTTTTTCAAAGCGCTGACCAGAGAAGCGATCTCCCGTTTCACACCGGCACCCGGGTTCAGGCTCATGGCTTCCCGGAAGAGTTTCAGCGCTTCGCCTTTGGTTTCCGCGTCTTCCGTGTCGCGACGGCAAAACGCTCTCACCTTGCACAGCTTCGCGCGGACCTCATCCGGCATATCACTGTCGGCCACAATTTCGGCCAGCTCGTCCAGCATGGGGATATAGCCTGACAAATCGGCTCCGGCGTCCGTGGTGGCGAGGTTCAGAATGGGATTGCAGATTTCCTCGGCCAGTACCGTGGGTGCCGGGCGGCGATAGTTGTCATCCGGCATGCTCAGGCCATGCTTAACGACATAGCGCCCGATACGCAGCGCCAGCGCATAGTCGGAGCAGTCCACCGCCCACACCATCAGCGTGGTGATGACCGGATCCGCGCGCCCGCTGTCGCCCTCGATCGTGCCGTCAATCCATCCCTGAAACTCAGGAAGGATGCTGGCCTTTACAGCGGCCTTCGCCTGGCGGGACTGGATTTGGCTCAGCGAAGATTTATGCATATGCAGGCGAAAGAGGATCTGCTCATGCGCGGTGCGCGTCTCCGCGTCACGCTCATCACTGATGCCCCGCCTCTCTGCCATGACCTTCTGAAAGTGTCTTTGTGCCGGTGTCAGCATGGGTTCATTCTCCTGGGCGGGCTTGCTGCCCGCCATGTGATGGGGATTATCAGGCGAATGTCACGCCGTCGATCATGGCAATCATGCCGTACTCTTCAATGACATAGTCATCATTGCTGGACTGGTAAGTCGCCACGCGGTTGTAGTGCGGCTCTTCCCGGATAGAGCGACGCAGGGAGCCTTTCTGGTAGTACACAGAGAGGTTTTTCAGGTTGGTGATGAGTACGACATCTTCAGGAATACCCGGGACAAAGACCGTCGGCAGACCGCCGATCTTTTCCTGGCTGACAATGAGCTGCGCAGCCAGCAGTTCGGTATTCGGATTGGTCTGGCTGAGCGCGTTCACTTTCGGCAGGTTCACTTTCAGCAGCAGATCGGACGAGAGCACAGTCACCAGGCCGGGAGCGCGGCGGAACCAGGGATCCATAAGGCTGTGACGCGCATCAAGCACGGCGGCATCAATATTGCCGTAGGTGCCTGACGCAATTACCGCGTTATTCTCATCACGGGAGGTCAGCGTGATACCCGGCATAATGCGCTGCGGCGCTTCATTGCGGATTTTTTGCAGCCAGCCAACACCGCAATCCTGCAATAACGGGTAGGTCGTGCGGTCGGAGTTTTCAGAGTAATGCGTGCCATTAAAGCCAATCATCTGGCGATCCAACCCCAACTGACGAGCCATCGCATTACTGATTAATGACTGAAATTCAGGGTGACCGGCCCACGCGTCCAGCTCCGCATACGAAAGCGCATAGTCATAGTTGGTTTTGCGGCAGTGGTAGTTCTGCGGCTCTTTGTTATGGTTCGGTGCAGGGTTACGGCGGTTGGTGCCGTCCGAGCTGTTATTGGTGCTCGCCATCGGCCCTTTACTGCCGATTTTTACTTTCTGCCCTTCCTGCTCTTTAACCCCAAAGTGGTTAACCAGCTTCATGAAGTCATCCGACTCCATGGCGGCCTGTTCCAGTTTTTGCTGGATAGTCGGATCGACGCTGAAACGATTGGCAACGGCTGAGGGTGAGACACCGTTCAGATGTGCCTGGCGCACAATGTACTTATCAAATAATTCGCGGGTCAGGTTTTCCATTTTTTTACCTCTTAGAATTCTGCAAGCTGCGCGCTGCTGTTGCCGGTTGCCGCCGGTCGTGCGCTGTAATTTTCTGCGGGCTGGAGCTGAAGCTGACCGCGCAGCTCGTTAAGTTCACTGGTCAGTTGCTGAATGGTGGCTTTATCCTGTTGGCGTTCCTGTTCTAGGGCTCTGAACCGGTCAATCTGGTCTGCCTGAGATTGAGCAACGGCTTCAACAACCTGATGCAACTGACTGAAACGCTGATCGTCGGTTTTCTGGCCTTTGCCAAGGATGCCCATCACGCGGTTGAACCAGTTGACGCCCTCCTCGCTGCGATGAGCTGCCAGTTCGATCACTTCAGCTTCAAGCGCATCAGAGAACAGCGGCGCCTCGAGCTGCTGGTTATTGAAGGCCATCACCTGCGCGCGCTGCTGCGCGGCAAATTTAAGGCGCTCAGTCCCCAGACTTGCCGGGGTGTCCGTCATCGCCAGGCCGACCACATACGCCTTACCGTTAAGGGCAAACTGCGGATGCAGCTCAATACTGGAATAGATTTTTTTTCCTTCATCGGTGAGCTGCTTCATTCGTGCCGAAGCGTCGATCTCGGCATAGAGCGCCGTACGACCGGCCAGCGGCCCTTCGGTGATATCCTCCGCGCTTAAAGCAACAACATCCCCCATGGCGCCAAAATTGCTGTCAGGAAGCATGGAGAGATAGTGCTCCACGTTCACGCGGGCGCCGTAAACGGCCGGGTTGTAGCTCGCCGCCGCATCGCGGAGGTGCTGCGGCTGGATCTCGCGCCCGTCAACGGTGGCGCCGGAAACCGCAACGCGAAACTTTTTGCGGGCGGGTTTAGTCGTGCTGGCCATGTCGTTTTATCCTGTTGATTAATGTCAGTCGCTGCATCATCGCAGAGCCTGAAAGCCCGGCGCCACGCGGTTTTGTTGTCGGAGAACGGTCAGACCTGAAAGCCCGAGCCGCGGGGATCGCGCGCAGGTAATCTCCCTGCTCAAAAGGGGGAAGTGATGATTCAGGATGCGTTTATTCGATTGAGGGCAAAGCAGCTCTACTGGCAGGGTTACCCGCCCGCCGAAATTTCGCGACTCATGGGTATCAACTCAAACACGGTTTATTCGTGGAAAAAGCGTGACGAGTGGGACGACACAACGCCTATCAAACGGGTAACGCAATCCATTGATACCCGTCTCTGCCAGCTGAGCGCGAAGGACAATAAAACCAGTGGCGATTTCAAAGAGATTGATCTGTTAACCCGGCAGTTGAAAAAGCTGGATACCGGGCAGGCCTCCACTATCACCGGCGTAAAAAAAACCAGTCGTCGCAAGAAGAAAAACCACTTCTCCGAGGAGCAGATCGAGGCGTTGCGCTTAAAAATTCTCGACTCTCTCGCATGGCATCAGCGCGGCTGGTACGAACAACGAGATCAGCGTAACCGGATGATCCTTAAATCACGGCAGATTGGGGCAACCTGGTACTTTGCCCGCGAGGCATTGCTGGGCGCACTGAGAACAGACGTTAAGCACGACTACCAGCGCAACCAAATCTTTCTGTCAGCATCACGAAAGCAGGCGCTACAGTTCCGCAACTTCATCCGCAAAGCGGCTGAAGAGGTGGACGTCGAACTTAAAGGCGGCGAGCAAATCACGCTGTCAAACGGCGCAGAGCTGCATTTTCTCGGTACGTCGGCGGCGACGGCGCAGTCGTACACCGGCCACCTGCGATTTGATGAGTTTTTCTGGACAGGAAACTTTATCAACCTGCGTAAGGTCGCCGGCGCCATGGCAACACTTAAAGGCTTAACGCGTACTTACTTCTCTACTCCATCCAGCGAGAGCCATGAAGCCTATCAGTTCTGGACCGGCGATCGATGGAATGCGAAACGGCCTAAAGCGCAGCGCGTTGACTTTGACGTGTCCTGGAAGAAAACCCATAGCGGCGTGCTTTACCCGGACAAAACGTGGCGGCAAATCGTCACTATTCAGGATGCTATCAATAACGGCTGGGACTACACCGACATTGATGAAATCCGGGACGAAAACAGCCCAGATGAATTTGAAAACCTGTACATGTGCGAGTTCGTCAAAGACGGCGAAAGCGCGTTCAATCTTAGCCAGTTACTGGGGTGCGGCGCTGACGGGTATGACGACTGGCCCGACTGGAAACCGTTCGCCAGTCGCCCTATGGGCCAACGTGAGGTGTGGCTGGGCTACGACGCCAACGGCGGCAGCGGCAATGGTGATGCCGGTGCTCTGTCCGTAACTGTCCCTCCCCTTGTGGCTGGCGGCCGGTTTCGCACGGTTGAATTGAAGCAACTGCGAGGGCTGGAGTTTGAGCAGCAGGCGGCGGTCATCAAAGAGGCTGCCGAGCGCTACAACGTCACTCACATCGCCATCGACGGACAAGGCGTCGGGGAGGCGGTCTGGCAGATTGTTAAAAATTGGTTCCCGGCGGCTATTTGCTACCAGATGAGCCTCTCTTCCAAGCGCGCCCTTGTCCTCAAAATGTTGCAGGTCATCCGCGCCGGCCGCTGGGAATATGACCGCAGCGAGCAGGGTCTGGTCAGAGCCTTTAACGCTGTTCGCAAAGTTGTTACGCCCGGCGGTTTCATCACTTACGAAACGGACCGATCGCGCGGCGTAAGCCATGGTGATATGGCGTGGGCAACCATGCTTTCGATTATTAATGAACCGTTGGGCCAGGAAAGTGGCGGCGG